TATCTTACTGATGATGGTATCCTTACTAAGGCCTGGGATTACATGGACTTTATAGATGAAAACACGGCGTGGGGTAAGAAACGACAAGCTGTAAATACTAGTATGCGTCGTAGAGCTTCTATGATTGTAACTGATAATTTTGGTAATAAAATTGAAGTTGGTTATAAATCAGAGATAATAGGTGTATCATTGAAAGATAACCCAGATGCTGTACGTGGTAAAGCAGGTATGTTAATACTTTGGGAAGAGGCAGGTACTTTCCCAGAACTTAAAGCAGCATGGCAAATTGCTAGACCATCTGTAGAACAAGATGGCGTTGCTTTTGGTCTCATGATTATGTTCGGTACTGGTGGTGACGAAGGTCCTGCAGTAATGACATTACGTGAAGCATTTTATAACCCTAAATCGTACAATTGCATAGGTTTTGAAAATATATGGGATGATGGTATCCAGAGTAAGGAATGTGGCTTCTTTATACCTCAACACACTAATTTGGATATACGTGATGAGACTGGTAAACGATTGTATATGGATGAGGATGGTAATACTCTTCATGAAAAAGCAAGACAGTTTATTTTAAATCTACGTGAAGAAGAATTAAAAGAAGCTACTAGTTCTCAACAAATAGATAGATATGTAGCAGAACACTCTGAATCTCCTGCAGAAGCATTTACTGAATTATCTGGTAACATATTCCCAAAGAAAGAATTACAAAAACAATTAGCAAGGATAAGAACTAACACTAAGTTACAGAATCATAAACAAGTAGGTACTCTTACTCTAGTTAATGGAGAGATAATTTGGAATATACAGAAAACAGGAGACATAACCGAATTCCCATTACCAAAGAATTCTGATCCTACTGGTAAAATAGTTATATGGGAACACCCAGTTAAAGATGCACCATTTGGTTTATATATAGCTGGTATTGACCCATATGATCACGATCAATCAGGTACTAATTCATTAGGTTCTTGTTTTATATATAAACGTTTTCAAGACTTTGAATCATATTCAGATATCATTGTAGCAGAATATACAGGTAGGCCAAAAACTGCTGAAGAGTTTTATGAAAATGTTCGTAAGTTACTTATTTACTATAATGCAAAAGCAATGGTAGAAAACCAGAACACTGGTTTATTTACTTATTTCAATAACAAACATTGTAGTCATTTACTTGCTGATCAACCAGACATTATTAAAGATATTGTTAATAATTCTACAGTAAATAGACGAAAAGGATGTCATATGAATAGAGAGATCAAACTTTGGGGAGAAGGTAAGATCAAAGAATGGCTGGAAGAACTTAGAGATCAAAAGCAATTAGGTTTAAATACTGTACTATCTGAACCATTCCTTGAAGAACTTATTCAATATAATGACAAAGGAAACTTTGATAGGGTTATGGCATTTATGCAGGTAATGGTCTATAGAGAACAATTGTATAATATACAAGTAAAGAAGAAAGAGGATGTTGAAAAGAAAATGAGATTGTTTGATAAACCGTTGTTTAAAAATACAGATGATTCATTTACATTCACGCCTTTAAATAATAACACAACCACATTTATGTTTACTAATTAATATGGAAAGAACAGTCAACTCATTTCCTATCCAAAGACTACCACTCAGTAAAAAAACCGAAGAATGGCGAAAAGACTGCGTGGATTACATTATTGGAATATCTGGCATAGCTTCGTCCGAAAGTATACCTGATGAAGAAGAAATGCAAAGCTATTATGATTTATATAATAGTATATACAATGAAAAAGACCTAAAGTATGTTACAAATCCTTTCAATCAAGATGATGGCTTTCCAGCAATGGCACAGGATTATAATATCATACGTCCAAAAGTAGATCTATTATTAGGTGAAGAAACAAAACGTCCATTTAACTTTAGAGTGTGCCGTACTAGTGATATTGCTAGTAGTGAAGTACAAGACAAAGCTAAACAGATGCTGTTGAATTATATGCAAGCTGCTATGCTTGCTAAATTAAGCCCAGAAGATCAAGCTAGATTTCAAGAAGGATTACAAACAGGCGAAATTCAAACACCAGAACAAATACAGAAGTATTTAACAAAGGATTACAAAGATGCAGCAGAAACAACAGCATATCAAAGCTTATTATTCTTACTTAAGAAAGAAAACATTTCTCATGAATTTATGAAAGGCTTTAAAGATGCACTTGTTGCAGGACTTGAAGAGTATTACATAGGAATTAGAAATGGTGAACCAGTTATTAAAAGAATCAATCCTAAAGATTTTAAGTATCCTGCAGAAGAAGGTATTGAATTCATTCACGATGCATCTTGGTGTTGTTACAGATCATTAATGTCGTGGAGCCAGATATACGATCAGTTTTATGATAAACTAGATGAAAAGCAATTGAACGAATTGTTAGAAATAGTAGAT